CTCGTACAGGCTTCTCTGCTACTCAGCCAAGTATACCTTTTGAAAATGGCAGACCTACCTTTTACTTTAGAAAGGTGGATGGTACAGCCTTTACAATAGAGGTAGATGGCTGGATGGAGCAGTCTATATCAGGGGGCAATACAACTAATCTTTCAGAGTATGATAAGAGAGCTATCATCTATGTGAGTAAGGGTGTAGCAGAGCAGAATTACAGAGTTGTCCTTACTAAAAGAGGAGGCACGAGTGGAGTAGTTAATGCCTCATACCAATCAGGCAATACCAATCAAGGTAGTACTTATAGAACAGAGACAATAGCAGCTAACCTTGCAAGTCAGATAAATGCAGGGGCAGGTGGAGCTTTTGAGACGTCATTAAATGGAGCTGTTATAGAAGTTTGGGCTAAAGATAAGGGAGACTTTACTATTGAAGTTGGAGATAGTTGGGGAGACGCAGCCCTTAAAGCCTTTAAAGGTAGAGCTCAAGCATTTAATGCCTTGCCTCCAAAAGCCCCTGATGGTTTTGTGCTTCAGATAGTAGGAAAGACAGATAGTGATGAGGGTACGTATTGGGTAAGATATGAAAAGAGCTATCTAAAAGAAGGTAAGAAGATAGCTTCAACTGGTGTATGGAAAGAGTATAGAGAACCTAATGGCTACCATAAGTTTGATAACTCTACTATGCCTCTTCAGCTAATAAGAAAACAAGACATAGCTAGGTATAGAAGTGATAACAATCCTCTTGGTCTTTACTTTGCACTTGAGTATTGTCTTTGGGCTGATAGGGCTGTGGGAGATGAGAACTCTAACCCAAACCCAAGCTTTGTAGATAATACAATTAATGATATATTCTTGTTTTCTAATAGGCTTGGCATACTAAGCGGACAATCAGTTAGCCTTACGAAGGTTGGAGACTTCTTTAACTTCTTTGCAGGTACTGTTACAGACGCTCTTGATGACGCTCCAATAGATGTAGATGTGCCTTCAACTTCTGTAACAACGCTTTATTATGCAAAGGCAAGTAGAGATAACCTTATGATATTTGGAGACGACCAGCAGTTTATCCTTAATAGTGGTAATGACCCTCTTTCATCAAAGACTATAAACGTAGCACCAATACTATCTTATCCATTTGATGGCTCTGTAAGACCTGTAAGCTTAGGACAGATGACATACTTTATCTCTCCAAGAGGTAATGGTGTAAGCCTAAGAGAGTACTTCATACAAAACGATGGTATGATTAATGACGCTCCTAGTGTCACAGACCACGTGCCTGACCTTCTTAAATCAAGTAGCAACTACCTTGTAACAGGTATGCCTAATGAAGACATCTTATTCGTAAGTGACTACTCAAGCAAGCTTTATGTCTATAAGTATGCTTGGAGTGGAGATAAGAAAACCCAAAGCTCTTGGAGTGTATGGACGTTTGCTAAGAGTGTAGCTGGTATATTCTGCTTTGATAATAAGCTCTATATTGCCTTTGGAGACGGAGTATTAGGTAAGATAGACTTAGGCTTAGTTGGCTCAGACTATGAATGTGTAGATTTTGATAAGCCTTTTAGTGCTATGAAAGAGGATGCTAGAGAAATCCTAGCTACCCCTAATGTCATTATGAGAAAGTACTATGATGGCTCTGAGGTAACCTCTAGCACTCCACAAAATGACTTACAAAATGCTATTGCAGGTGGCTTACACTATGGCTATAAGTACTCATTTAAGTATCACTTCTCGCCAATCTTTCTTAAATTTACTAATGACGTAGTAGGCTCAATAGATGGTAGAACACTGCTTAGAAGGGCTACCATATATTTAGCTAAGGCTGCTAATGTCTATGTAAGCATAAGAGATTACTCATTTGATAAAGAGAAGCTAAGGTACTTTTGGGATAACCTAACAAGCACAGCACGTCCTAGTATCTATAAACGAACCTTTATACTTCGTGGAGAAGCTAAGGATAATAAGCTTTGCATTGAGAGTGCTGGCATTAAACCTATATACATTCAATCAGTCTCCTTTGAAATACTAACCTCACTAATAGATAAGCCACTATGATAAGAACACTTACATATAAGCCTTGCTACTGGGATGTGGTAAAGGAGCTTAAGATTTGCAAGCGTGAGAGAGATGAGCTTAAGGCACAAAGTGATATTAGCCCTAAGCAAGCCCTAAAGGATAGCCTAGATAGCTCAATAGTTGCTTGGCTACTCCTTGATGAGAGCGAGAGGTGTATAGGTGCAGGTGGAGTTGCTAAAGACCCTAATGATGAAAAGGTAGGCATAGTGTGGGTGCTTTGTAGTGATGAACTATTTAATAAGCACCTCTTTAGCTCTAACTCGTTTTGTTACGATGGCTTAGCTTACTGCTTCTTTAAACTTGGTCTAACAAGAGTTTATAACTATGTGAGCCTAAAGAACAAGCCCTCTATAAAGTGGCTTAAGAGTTTAGGCTTTAGCTTTGATAAAGAGTATGTAACCTTTAAGGATAAAGAGACACTCTTTGTTAAGTTTCATTTAGATAAAGGAGATTTTTAATATGTGTTATATGATAGCTATACCAATAGCAATGGCAGCTATCTCAGCAGCAGCTACCGCCTATCAAACAGTAGAGCAAAACAAAGCTCAGAATAAGGCGATAGACGCAGAGGTAAAGCAACAAGAAAGCAATATGATGGCTCAGCAAGTAGCCTTACAAGAGCAGAACCAACAAATATCAGATAAGGCAGCAGTTGAGAGACAAAAGAGACAGGCTGAAGCTTTAAGAGAGAGGTCAAGATTAAGGGTTGAAAGCGGAGGCTTAGTAGGCAACTCCATAGATGCAATCTTTAATGCCTCAAGGTTTAATGAGAACCAAGACCTAAGTGTGATAAATCAAAATGAAGAGAACGAACACGCTCAGAATGCTAGGGAGTATGAGAGACTATCTAGCCAATATACAAGTGGTATTAAGAGCCTTCAGTCTCAATACAAGAAACACGGAGCTAGCCACCTAGAAGCAGCCCTAGCAGGAGCTGTGGGAGGCTTGCAGATGTATAGCACAGTATATGGAGCTATGAACCAATCAGGGATGATGAACCAAAGTACTCAAACAAATCAAACAGGTGGTACAACCCCTATGGAGACATCTAATGCTACAAAGGCAGGAGCTACCACCACTCAGCAAAAGAACCTGATGATTAAAAGAAGCCCTTATGCTACTAACTTCAAATCTAACTGGGGGTAATAAATGAGAATAGAGAACTCTAGGATAGCTGTAAGGAGAGTTGAAACCCCTATGCTATCTCGTAACTCATCAGCACCAAACGTTGTAGCTCAGCCTATAAATATGTATGTGCCTACTGATTTAAGTCTTAACTCTGACGTGCAGAGTGCTAGACAAAATGCTAGGATAGGCGGACTACTAAAAGAGCTTGCAGGCAACACTGTGAGAATAGCAGGAGCTAAATATCAAGAGAACGTTAAAGAGGATACCTTAAGGGGTATGCAAGACGCTAACGAAAGGCTTGAGATGGATAGCTCTAGGGTTGGTGGCTTCTTGCACTCTGAAGAGGCTTACAAGAGAGGTTACAGGGCTACTGAAGATGAAGCTAGAGCAATAGACTTAAAGACCCAATTCTTAGAACAGCTAAAGCAAAATAACTACTTCTTAGATGACCCAAACCCTAGAGCAAGGACAGATGCTTTATATAAAGAAACCTATCAAAATGTCTTTAATGAAGAGTATATGAACTCTAATGAGCGTAATGGAGCTATGAGTGAGAGTGGTATCCTTATGGCTAAACAGGCACTCCTAGAGGGAGAAGAAGCCTATAACAAAGCCTACATAGAAGATAGAAAGACAAAGCTCTTAAACTCTACTAGCACATTAGTTAATTACTATGTTGATAGTATGTTTGATAAGGGAGAGCTAAACCCTATGTCTTTTCAAGAGACTATGAACTCAATCTCAGCTCAAACAAGAGAGAGCGAAGGGGGCTCTTGGCTTAGCCCTAATGAGTTAGCTACCTTTGTAGTTAGTAGAGCAGGAGACAAGATGTTAGCTTCTGTAAATGAGGGTAACTTCAAGAAAGCTGATGCAATCCTTTACAGCCTAAGAGGGCTTAGGGGTGCTGATGGCAATCTACTTTATGACACAGTAGTTGGTAGTAACCCTAAGACTGGAGCTATCTCTATGCCTTACAAGGATATGATGGATAACCTAGAAGCTCAAAGCATTAAGGCTAAAGAAGAGTATAGAAAAGAGCAAGAGGCTTTACTTAAGAAAGCTCAAGAGAAGAATGCAGCTAATATGTGGATGCAGGCTTATACTTATGACACATTAGATGAGGCAAGTAAAGTCAAATATGCTAAATCCCTCCCTTATATGGTAGCTCAAGCAGTCCAAAGTGGAGCAATAAATGGCGAGGATGGAGCAAGGCTTATGAAGTTTGGTGTTAGCCTTAGTCAAAACGCTGGCTTTGCAGAGACAACAAATACTGAGGCTTATACAAGGTTACTAAGGAAAAATCAAACAGGTAATCTAAGCTTTGATGATGTTGAGGCTAACAAAGCATATCTTACAAAAACTGACTACACAAGCTTAGTAAAGAGCATAGGCGATACAGAGACAAGCTTAAAGAGTATAGGCTTGGGTAGCAATACAGCTGAGTGGAAAGCTCTTATGTCAGGTAAAGAAGCCTTAAATGACCGCATAGGTAAAACTACATTAGATAAGCTAAATCAAAATATGAGAGGAGATGCTACAAAGGCTCTTCAGCTAGTAGATAGAGAGGTTACTAAGTTTATCTATAAGGCTCAACAAGAGCAAAGAAAAGTGAGTGTGCCTGAGATAAATGACTTCTTAGATGATTTAACTGATAGGGTTATAGATGATGATACAGGGCTTATAAGACCTGAATATATAGGAAGAGAGATAACTAAAAAGGACAAGACAAATGGAGGTAAAACACAATCTATCAGAAGTGGCAGATTTGACAACACTAAATCTACCGACCAAAGAGGCACAGGAGATGACCTCGACGAAAGCTTCTTCACTAGATGATGTGGGAGGGCTAACTAAAGAAGCTTCTATGCCTAGCCCTATGCAGATAAGAAAGAAGCTAGGCATCTCTATTGAGAATACTCCCACCCCTGATTATCCCTTAAACGAACAAGGTAAAGTAGCAGACCCATTTAGCATAAGCTCGCCTGATGACGCTTACGTGCTTTATAAAAAGGGACTACTAGATAAAGAGGGAGCTTATATGGCAAGGGCTGGATATAACTTTAGAAACAAAGGACTGCTTGAACTTAGCCCTGAAGATGCCAACACTCTTTACAACTCAGGACGTATGACTGAGCTTGATGCTACTAGATATGAAGAGTATCACTCAAATAAGTTTAGATACTATCTATCTGAGATTGGCTATAACGCTATGGGTGGAGCATTAGATGCTATCGAGAACACTAAAGACCTAGCAGTAGATAGCATAAAGGGTCTTTCAAGACTACCTGATAGGGCTAAGATTTGGGCTGATGATGTATGGAGTGGTAAGAACTTAGGGGATATGATAGAGCACCAAAAGTCTCTTTACCCTGATGACCCAAACGAAAAGGACATCATAGACTTCTCTAAGATACTCCCAAAAGATAAAGATAGCTTTGGAGAGGCTATGAGAACCCTATCTCAATTCTTAATCCCATATACTGGTGTAGCTAAAGCAGGAGCTTTTGCAAATACTATTAAAAACCCAGCACTACTTGGTATGGCAAGAGGTGCAGTAGTAGATTTTACAGCCTTTGATGGTAAAGATACTAAGGTTAGTGACCTAGTAAAAGATACCCCTCTTGATAATGCCATAGCTGAAGCTTTAAGAGCTAAAGAGGGAGATAGTGCAGTGCTACTTAGAACTAAGCAGACCATAGAGAACTTAGGACTTGGTGCATTTGCAGAGAGCATCTTTAAAGTTATAGGTGGCATTAAAAAGTCAGCTGTCCTAAAAGCTAATGGCTCAGGAGCTATCTATGAAAAAGAGATAGAAAAAGCTATTGATAGCACAGGTTTAAAAGCACCTAAAGAGACCCCTAAAGTTACTCCAAAGAGTGAAGAAGAGGCTAAGAGCCTACAAGAAGCCATAGATACCAAAAGGGAAGCTAAGCTTATGGGTAAAGAGGTTGAGCCTACTAAGGTTGAGGTAGAACAGCCTAAGAGTGTAGCAGATAAGCTTGTAACAAAAGAGGATGTAGTAACCCATGTAGATGAGCTAGAGGCTAACCTAAATAAAGCTAAAGTAACCCATAAGGAAGTTGAAGAAATCTCTAATACCTATGATGTGGATATGGACTTTGTTAAGAACGCCTATAAGGGAGTGCAAAACATCAATGCTAAAGTAGTAGCTATTGGTAGAACCTTAAACGACTTTGGTAAAGACTTGTTTGAGGGTATCAAAAGCTACAAAGAAAGAGGAGCTTCAGACATAGCAGAAGCTACTGAGCTATATACTAGAATGCTTCAGCACGGACGTATGCAAGATATGTTTAAAGGTATAAGCTCTGAGATAGGTAGAGGCTTAAACGCTCATAAGATGTTAAACAAGCCTATAAGATTAAAAGACCTACCAACAGAGGAGCTACAAGCAAACGTAGATAGCTTAGGGGGCTTAGCACAGATAAATAAAGAGCTCGACCTCTTTGCCAAAAGATATGAGATGAGTGTTAAAGAAGGTGCTGCTGTTACTAGAAGGGCGTCTCGTGGAGGCTCTTGGTATGATGTAGTTATGGGTATGGGTCAAGGAGCTATGCTATCAAGTCCTCAGACACACATAAAGAACGTGTTAGGCAACCTTACAATGATTGGCTTAAGAGAGATAGAGCACCTCACAGCTTTAGCAGGTAGGTCTATTGCAGACAAAGACCTTAAGCACTTTAAAGAATACTACTACAAGTGGGCTGGCTTTGTAGCAGGTGCTAAAGATAGCCTAAAGCTTGCTAAATATTCTAAAGATGGTAAGAATGGAAATGCTATAAAAGCCTTTCTAAATAACAGACCTGTATTAGATGTGGGAGAGAAGTGGAACGAAGCACTCACAGCTAATGTTAGAGGTGTCTTTGGAAAGATGTTTGATGAAGAGGGTATGCTTATACCAAAGGAGCAAAGAGTAGCAAGCGACTTAAAAGACTATGTTTCAGACCTAACCTATAACTTTATCTTTAGGGCTCTTACAGGAGTTGATGAGGTCTTTAAAAACATATCTTATAAAGGAGAGCTATATAGACAAGCAGTAGAAACTATGAACGAACAAGGGCTTAAGTTTAGCTCTAAGATGGAGCAGGCTGAGTTTATCAGCAACTTTGTAAATAACCCTACTACTAAGCAGTACCAAAGAGCAATAGATATGGCAAGAAGGGCTACATTTACTACTCCTACATCTGTATCAAATCCTTTTGACAAACTCACACAGCCTGTGTATCACGCATTAGCTAATGGCTTATTAGGGATTAACCAACCTTTAAGATGGCTACAAGATATGTCAAATAGCCCTAATATAGTTATGAAAACAGTTGCTAGATTAGTAGTGCCTTTTAGAACAACTCCAGCAAACATTACAAAAGAGATGCTAAGACGCATACCTCCATTTACCTTCTTTAGTAGAGAGTGGCTAGGAGACTTTGCAGCAGGAGGCACTAGAAAGGCTATGGCTATATCACAAGTAGTTGTTAGCTCTATGATTATAGGAGCTATATGGGAGCTATATAGAAATGGCATCATCTTATCAGCAACAGATACAAAGCAAAGCAAGGCTTTAGGTTTAGCAAACATACCTGAAAACAGCATCATAGTGGGAGATAGGGCTTATAGCTTTGAAGGGCTTGACCCACTTTCATCTAACATAGCTCTAGTATCTAATGTGCTTAGTGCTTGGGATAAGGTTGAGAGTGACCCAGAGCAAGATGAGAGCTTCTTAGCTGCTCTAACAGGTGCATTTATTAAGACTGCAACAAACAAATCTTATATGAAAGGTGCTAAGGACTTCATAGAGTTGTTTTCAGACCCTAACGAAGAGAAGGGGCAAAAGGTAGTTAAGTGGTCTTATAACCTCTTAGGTGCTCGTGTGCCTTATAGTGCTTTAAATAGAAGGATAAGAGAGTATTGGTTAGATGAAAGTAAGACAGAGAAACAAAAGTTTCGTGACTATATAACAGCTAGCTTACCTTTTGGAGAGATGCCAAAAGCCCTTAATCTCTTTGGAGAGCCAAGCCCTAAGGCTGAGCGAATGTTTTTAGGTGTAACAAATACAGCTACCTTTGATAGAAGCTCTATTGAGTATGAACTGGCGAGCTTAGGTGTAGGCACAGACCCATTAAAGGGAAATACTATGGAGTTTAATGGTGTAAAGCTACCAATAGAGGCAGCTGATAAGACCATTATAAGAGGCATAGTAAAAGAGCTAGGACTTAAAGAGAAGCTTATAGATGTTATGAATAACCCTAGCTACCAAGCTTTAGCTCTTGATAGTGACAAGGCTGCTTTCTTGCAAGACATTATCACAACCTTTTACTCTAGTGCTAAACAGATTTATATAACTAGAGAAGAAGAGAAGCTAGACAAAGTTAAAGAGAGACTAGAAAAAGATATGCAGACAAGGTTTGACCCTGCACTTGCAAATGAAGCTAACAGACAACAACCATTATGGATGTTAAGGAGAGGCAATGATTGATGAAGTCTTTAGGAAAAATAAGACTACACAAAAGATAGCAGATGCAGAAGAGAGGTTTCTTAAAATCTCTCCTTTGCCTGACGGAAGTAAAGTAGTTGATACAAGAAGCTCAAGGCTTACCTATGTGGCTGACCCTGTGGATGATAAGGATGCCATTAACAAGTCTTGGGCTACAAAGTATTTTAAAGATGAGAAGGACGCTGTAACTAAGCTAGGAGAGAGTGCAACAGCTAAGAGTGCTGAGCTAGATACTAAGCTAGTTAAGTTTAATGCTGATAAAGCAAGCATAGAGCAAACAGGCGAAGAGCTAAAGGTACTTAGTGCAGAGACAAAGACAAGGGCTGAAGAGACCAAAGCAAAGCTAGAGAGCACCTTAGTACAGCTAGAGCAAGCTAAGACAAAGATAGATAGCTTCAATGCTGACTATGCAAGGGCTAAAGAACTTAAAGGAGACGTCGATAATAAGGCTATTGAAGTAAAAACAAACCTAGATAGTGTTAGAAGTGTGCTAGCAGATGTTACAGCAAAGAGCGAGGACATCCTAAGCACATATACTAACGCTAAGCAAGACTTACAAAGCACAGGTAGCACAGCCAAGCAAGAGCTTCAGGGCTTAAGTACTTCTACAAAGCAAGAGATAGCTATGGCTAAGGCTAGTATAGATACAAGAGCTAACGAAGCCCTTAACCAAGCTAGCACAGCTCTAACCGACATAAGGGGCATTATAGCTGATTTCAGAGGTAAGCAAACTGAGCTAAATGCTCTTAAGGCAAGCCTAGAGACGCTAAAGAATAGCTTAGAGAACCTAAACAAATCAGGGCTTATCAATGATACCCAAGCAGGCATAGCTCAAACTTACTCTAGCAATAAGATTAATAACTTGTTGCAAGGGGTGCTAAGAGAGAGTGACGCAGCTGAGAGTAATGCTAATGGTAAGCTTGTAAAAAGAAACGCTCAGGGTAATATCTATGCAACTAATGTCTATCTTAATGCTACAACTAAAGCTGAAGTGAGTGACATAAAAAACTCTTTGGCTACTGATAGGTGGAGATTTATTGTAAGAGATACTGGAGAGGGTCTGCTTAGGTCTATGTCTATAAAGGACTTTATAAACTCCCAAGAGGTTGATGCTTATAAAAAGAGTGAGAGTGATAACAAGTATCTAGCAAAAAGTGAAGCTAACGTAGATAATATATCTGATACTCTTGTAAAAAGAGACACTGATAAAAACATATCTGTAAATAACATAAAGATAAGTGACACTAGCTCTGATATTGAAATGGTAAGGGATATAGAAAGAGATACACAAAGTCCATATCAGCTTCTTATCCGAAAAACAAAAGATGAACCTATAAAGTTTATGAACCTACAAAACTTTATTGAAAGGCTTAATTATTATAGCTTTAACAACACTCAGGAGAGAATAGAGAAAAGCTATTGGTATATACCTGATAGGTGGCAAAGTAGCGTACGTGGGGAATATGACTACATTAGGGCAAAAACAAAGGAGTATCTATGTCTTAACTCTTTAAAACTTCTAGGCAAGAACTATAAAGGCACAGACCCAACCCCTAAAGCTACTGGTTTTTGGAACAGCCAAAACACCTCTTTTGCAGTCTTAACGAAAGATGGAGAATATGATGTATTAGGTAAGTGTAGCCTAGCTACTTTAGATGATAGGATAAAAGAAAAAGCAACTAAAGTGATACAAGATAGTGGCTCATTTATCCAAGAAAAAGTAAATAGTGCCATAGTTGAAAAACAAACTGTGAAGAAGCTAAGGAATGGTGCGATAGACCTTAAGCAAGCAGTTAATTTCATAGTAGAGCTAACTTCTGCTACTTATGACGTAATAAGTGCATTATCTTTAACGGAAAAAATCATAGGACAAAGTGGAGTGATAGTGATAAAAGGGGCTAGGAATATAAGGGAGTGGAAAAGCTTTATAAAGTGGAGAGAGATACCAACTGACTTAAAAGAAACTGAAGTATTTGCATACTTTGTGGCTTCTGAAACTGAAGTATATATGGGGAGGGCGTAATGAGCTTTATGATAGGTTGTGGCTCAACAGCAGCCAAGAAAAGGCTAGAAGTAAAGAGTTTTGATACTGATACCTTTTTTGCTTTTAGTGACTATGAGGAGGCTATCTCAGCAGAAAATAAATTAATAATAAAAACCCCTCCCTTGCTAGTAGAGAAATCTGGAGTACCAACTTGCATAGGTCTAATGGAAATCAAGATAGCACAAAGGTTATTCTTTATAAAGTTTTATTCTCAAAGTACGGGCACTACCTATACGAATTATAGCTACGAGCACAATACAGGCAGAGATAGTGTTGAGAAACGAAATATGTATAGGAACAAAGACCTCTTATACCCCTATGATTTTACTTTAAATATAAAACCATTTAATATAGGTATAACAATAGGGGCTTTACCTTCTCTTGGTGCTACAAGTGGTGGTATAGTACTCACTTTACCAGATGATTTTAGAATGAACTACCCTGACACTGTTATACACTTTGGTACAAGTAGGCAGCTACAAGTAGCCTATCTCTTTACAGATTTAAGACAGGATTATGCTAGCGATAGAACCCTTACCTACTCCAAAGAAGACCTAATACAGATGTGTGGAAATAAGGCTCTATATGAGTTTCAACTGCCTTATGATTTATTAAAAGATGGTAATGGCTTGGTGTTTGGAGAGAGTGTATATTCTTATAACGAACGCAGACTATATGGAGAGAACCCTACTGCTATAACCCTATTGCCTACAATAGACCAAGCAAATAAGACCATACGTTATCTCTGCCCTTCATCATTGACTATAAGAGAGCTACCTTCGGACACTTTGGTATCAACAGGAACAGAGCTAAGTCCTACAAAAAGTTATAGCATAGCAAGGAGAATATCAAATGACCTTACCTTAACCTTAGAATACACTCGTACAGGCTCAGGTATAAATAGATTGCTTATGCGGACTAACAAATCTCTTAATGATTGGAAAGGGAACGATATAAACTTCGTATTTGTGAAGAGAAAAGTTTAAAGGAAGACAATGCAGTTATACAACTTAAAAGAGAACTTTGTAGATGATAAGCCTTATATAGTAACAGATAAAGGCACATTCTATACAGAGTTTCTAACTGAAGAAGAACTCAAAGAGCTAGGGTATCTAAAGGCAATCTACAAGGACTACCCTACAAACATAGATGAGTTTAAAAAGGTGGTGCAGTCTAGTGAAGCCAAAGGAGATACTTATGTAATATCTTATGAGATAGTAAGTAAAAACCTAGAGGAACTTACAGCACTCTTTAAAGAAAAAACCCAGCAACTCCTAGACGCTAAGGCAAGAGAGAAAGGATACGATGACATCCTCTCTGCTTGCTCTTATGCAGGCTATGACAATGACTTTAGAGCAGAAGGGGAAGCCTTTGGTATTTGGAGAGCTAGGGTGTGGAAGTATGGCTATGGCTTACTAAATGCTATTGCTGAGGGTAAGCACAAGATGCCTAAGAGTTTTGATGAGATTTTAGCAGAGATGCCAACACTTGAGGAGGTACATAATGGCTGAGAAGTTACAAAGAATAGTAGTTAAGCCCTTTGGTAAGGATAACTTTGAGACAGCTAGTCCGTTTAAGTATAAAGACATAGACATACCTGTGGGCTACATAACAGATGGTGCAAGTATCCCTAGAATATTTTGGTGGATGTTTGAGCCTTATAGCCCTGAGTATCTAACAGCTTCTGTGATACACGATTACTTAACAGATGATGCATTAAGACTTTATATAAAGCTAGGTAACAATAGTGATTTTAAAGTAGCTGATGACACCTTTAGGGAGCTCTTAGAACTCTTAGGGGTAGCAAAATGGAAGATACTGCTTTTCTATTACAGCGTAAGAGCCTACCACGTTATCAAATATGGGAGGGATACAAGTGCTAAGTCCTAGTTTATATCTTAGTGGTTTTCTGCTACTTACCACTTTGTTTCTTGGGTACAGGTATCAAAGCCTAGATAATGAGCTAAGCGTTACCAAAGAGAGGCTAAAGTCTAGTGATGAGATGAACCAAAAGTTAAAAGATGAGATAAACGAACAAGATAGGCTCATAAATCTCAAACTAGAAGCAATAGAGAAAGCCAGCAAACAAAGGCAAGTAATAGAGATAAAAGCAAATAAAGTCAAAGAAAGGGTGCTATATGAGGACAAAAAGGATATGTCTAATGCTCTTGACATCAGTGTTTCTTATGTGCTTGATGGGTTGCGAAAGCAAGCAGGCAGTGCTAAATAAGTATGACAGGATACCAAGCTATCTGCTCGAAACCCCTATGATTGCAGATAGAAACGTAACAAACCAAAGCGAAGCAGGGGTGTTACTAATAGATGTTTATAGCGGTTATGAGAAGTGTATAGGACAGCTAGAGGATATAAAAAAGTATGAAAGGAACAGGGATGGACGAGAATAACGTAGGGCAAGTCTTAAACTTCGCTCTACAAGCTGACAAGCTTGGAGTAGTGAGTATATTAATCTTGGTTGTATTTGGGCTAGTTGGGTTTTGTGTATATACCATTAAGTCTCTTAAAGAGCCTATGCACCAACTAGCAGAGAACGGAAAGGTAAGTAATGAGCTATTTAAACAAGCTATGGATTATTCAAGGGATTTAAATAGTGAAATCAGAAGTGACCTAAAGGACATTAAAAGCAAGACTAATGATATTCACGACTGCTGTAAAGAGGTCAGGTTTAATCAAGGTAGTAACATCTCTTATCAAGCAGTTGTGCCACCTATGGTTAGGCAAAGAAGAAGTATGGAGGAGGAAGATGATAAATGGTTAAACTAGAGGATAGCAAGCGAACAAGGTGCATAATCTATACAAGAGTTATGGGCTATCATAGACCAATAGAGAGCTTTAATCTTGGTAAGAAAGGGGAGCATAAAGAGAGAGTAAAGTTTAAGGAGAGAGCTAATGTCTAACTTCAAAGAAGCTATGGCACTCTTAGAGACCTTAGAGTTTAACTCCCCTTCTAATATACTCCACAAAAACCCTAAAGAAAAAGATATAACCTTTTATGGTATCTACAAATACGAACATCCTTCTTGGATAGGCTGGGATAAAGTAAGCCAAGCCATAGAAGCCACAGGAAACCTAGAGAGAGCTAGCGTAATCTTATCAAAAGATGAAGAGCTAAAAGCACAGGTCTATAAGTTTTATAAGAGTGAGTTTTGGGATGTTATGAAGCTTGACTACATCAATGACAACATAAAGGCAAACGAGATGTTTATCTTTGGTGTTAATGCAGGTCATCATAACGCTATCAAAGCAGCTCAAAAGCTTGTAGGGGTAAGTGTTGATGGTGTCATAGGAGAAAAGACTATAAGGGCTATAAATGACTATGATATGCTAGCCTTTGACTTGGGTTATGATAGACTAGAAGTTGCCTATTATCAATCACTTATTGAGAAAAACCCTAGCCTTGCTATAAACGAAAGAGGATGGATAAGGAGAGCAAAAGCAGTATGAACGAAGCAAAAGAGAGAATACAAGGTCTATTCATAGACATAATGGAGCTAACTCTAAAAGACACCATTGATAAGCTAAAGAGAGGCGAAGCAGACAGCAAGGACATAAGAAATGCTATAACACTCCTAAAGGATAATGGCTTTACCTTAAGAGACCTTGACGTTGCTAAAGACCCTAATGAGTTTCTTGCAGAGTTAGCACAGAATATGCCAAGACTACCTAAGCTAAACAAATATGGAGAAATCATAGCAGAGCCTGAGGAGATAGTAGATGGAGAGTGATATTGAACGTATAAAGGGAGACTTTAAGCAGTTTCTCTTTATAGTGTGGAAGCACCTTAACCTACCTAATCCAACTCCAGTGCAGTTTCAAATAGCTGATTACCTCCAAGAGCCTGATATAAAGAGAAAGATTATAGAGGGCTTTAGGGGTATAGGGAAGTCTTGGATTACCTCAAGCTTTGTGTGTTGGTTACTACTACGTGACCCACAAGCTAAGGTATTAGTTGTCTCAGCCTCTAAACAAAGGGCTGATGACTTTAGTGTATTTACACAAAGATTGATATGTGAGCTACCTCTGCTTCAACATCTCATACCTACAAGCGACCAAAGGCAATCTAAAGTAGCCTTCGATGTAGCCCCTGCATTAGCTAGTCACGCTCCGAGCGTCAAGTCATTAGGTATAACATCAATGCTTACAGGCTCACGTGCTGACTACATTATTGCAGATGACGTCGAAGTACCTAATAACTCAGCCACAGCAGACCTAAGAGAGAAGCTACTTAAAGCTGTAAAAGAGTTTGAGGCTATCTTAACACCTAAAGAGACGTCTCAAATAATCTATCTAGGTACTCCACAAACTGAAGAGAGTATCTATAATAAGTTACGAGCTACTGGGTTTCATTGCAGGGTTTGGACTGCTGAGATACCTCAAAAGGATACCTATAATGGTGCATTAGCCCCTAGCATTGAAGAGATGATAGAAAGAGGAGAGCCAGCAGGAACTCCAACAGACCCTAAGAGATTTACAAGAGATGACCTAAATGAGCGTAAGCTCTCTTATGGTAGAAGTGGATATGCTCTTCAATATATGCTAGATACTAGCTTAAGTGATAGTGAGAGATACCCGCTTAAGACTGGAGATTTAGTAGTTACTAACTTACCTTATGACAAAGCACCTATTAACCTTAGCTATGGTAGTGCTAAAGAGCAGATAATAAGAGAGCTACCTAATGTTGGCTTTGAGGGAGATAGATGGTTTTATCCTATGTTTTGTGATAGTGAATATGCTCCCTACACAGGCTCAGTAATGGCTATTGACCCTAGTGGTAGGGGTGGAGATGAAACAGGATATGCAGTAGTTAAACACCTACACGGAAGACTATTCGTTACAGCTTGTGGTGGTCTTACAGGTGGATACAGCGAAGAGACACTAATAAAGCTAGCAACAATAGCTAAAGAGAACAACGTAAATGAGATATTAGTAGAGAGTAACTTTGGAGATGGTATGTATGTAGAGCTTCTTAAGCCAGTGCTAAATACCATATACCAATGTGCTGTCTCTGAGGTATCTCACTCAACCCAAAAAGAGAAACGTATCATAGACACCCTTGAGCCAGTCCTAAACGCTCATAAGCTTGTCTTTGACTATAAGGCTGTTAAGGAGGATTTAAAGCCATTTCTTGATGGCTCTTATGATGACAGCAGGTTTGTATATAGTCTATTCTACCAACTCACTCATATAACAAAAGATAGAGGCTCTTTAAGGCACGATGACCGCCTTGATGCACTAGCTATGGCAGTAGCTTATTGGCAAAAGCAAGTTGGAGCTGACCCTAAGAAACTCCTAAGGAACTATCAAGAACGCATTGATAACAAGCTACTTGATGAGTACTTAGCTGAGCTTAATATGAGTAAGAGAGAAAGAACAAAGTTTAGGAAGTTTATATAGTAAAGTTAAGGGAGAGGCTAAGTGCTTTCTCCCATTTCATTCATAAAGGGGTCTAGGAGCTTCTACAATCAACGAACGTCATTATGGTAGTATGATTACCTTCTGAAAGGCGAACGTTTAACCTAGAGCCTCCTAGATAGCTTTATGAACGTTTATAATTTCTTAGCCTATTTAAAGGGTCATTTTTAGATATAGCCTAAAAAAGGTCTTTAGGAGTGCTAAGGCTCATAAAGGGGTCTAGGAGCTTCTACAATCAACGAACGCTTTTAGATGATAGATTATACCTCTAGTAACCCTTTCGTTTAACCTAGAGCCTCCTAGACCCCTTAGAATTGATTTTCTATTTGTTATTCATATAATCAAATCTAGGCTCAGTAAAAGGAAGTATATAATCCATATCAGCCACAGAGAAACGAGGAGCTGGCTCAGGGGGCTTAAACTCTCTCTTTATTAGTGTCCTATCCACTCTTAATCCTGCTGCTGTATAGACCTTAGCCTTTGTACTTAGAGAGCCAAAGTTTCTTAGGGCTTCTTTAACATTCTTACCTAGAAGCTTGATACTCATCAAGACTATTTCGTCTCCCCTTACTAGGTCTCGCATTAGATAGTGCAAGTTGTCCTGAGTAATAGGTACTGTGTAAGTGTGTTTCATAATGAGTTGAATTATAATATAATTATGCTTAAAATATACTAAAAATATACTAATAATGTATTGTTTTATGTACTTTTTGCTTAAGCTCTCAAAGCCCCTAAAATAGGGCGTTAGAAGTCACCCGCCACTTATAGGAGAAAAGGGGGGTAGGGGGGATATAGAAAACTTAAGGATAATCTATAAGATATCTAAAGGATAATCCTAAGGATAATCTAAAGGATACTCTAGGATAACACAGAGATATATCCTGTGATACTCTAGGGATAGTTTAGGGATTGTTTAGGAGTTCTTAATCTAAAACCTATAAATATATCTATAAAAGGATATCCTTAAGATAAGCATAACAACTTTAAAGATAGCTATAAGATACCTTTAACTTACTCAAAAACTATAACCTTTTTGGGATTGTTAAAAGGATGTTATAGGTGTCTTTTTAACTCCTTTATAAGACCGTTCGGAGAGGTAGATAATGTCGAAACTCCTTTTAACTATGGCTGAAGTCAGTCATAGGGATATAACTAAATAGTTCGGAGCAGAGGTAAGATAATTCTGAAGCTCCCTAACTATACCTGATAAAATCATATATGCCCTTTAGAAGCATTTAGAGAGCCATAGAGAGCAAAACTAACCTTAGGTAATACAAACTTACCTTTGGATGCCTTTCGTTGATTGTAGAGCCTCCTAGATAGGTTTATTAACGTTTTTAATAAATAGAGCTATATAAGAGCTAGAGGTTAGCTTATGATAACTCAAGATTACCTAAGAGTTGCTTAAGGATTACCTCAGGGGTAGTTTAAGAAAATGGTAAAAATATTTGAAACCCTAGATAACGCTCAGGGTCTCCGATTTACCCCCATAGCCCCCTACAACATTTCTAAAGCAAACCCCTACAAATCCACAAGCACAGCCACAACGTCGCAAGGGTAGCAAAGCAAACCCAAAGCAAAGCCCTATAAAGAATAATTAAAATTCATATATAGGCAAATCCAAAGCTAAAGTAAGCTAAACAAACATAAAGCCCCTAACAAATCCCTACACCCTACAAGCTACAAAGCTAAATAACCCCTAAATATCGCCCTTGTGCTATCTCGTGCGGTCGGGTACGTTAGCCGATAGTGTTTCAAACTTTATCAGACAATAGCCAAGAGATAAGCCAAAGCAGCAGCCAAAAGATACCAAAGCAAGCCCTAGCAACTCCAAGAGCTTCAAAAGCTTACATCTCTTTTTTTTTGCTATCTTTTTTAATTCTGTAATAGCCATTATACTTTTTATTATTTTCGCTATTTTCATAATACTTCTACAATCCCAAACACTCCCAAAGCAAACCCTATACAATCCAAAGCACTCCCAAAGCACTCCGCAGCTATCCACACTCTCACACCACAACGCAGCACAACACAAGCCAAAACATACCAAAAGCAACCCTATACAATCCCAAAAGCTCCCAAACAATCCCAACAACTCCAAAACATTTAAAAGTTTTAACATCTTTTTACAACTCACAAAGCCCCTAAATAACGCACTTTACTAACAACTTAATCATTTTATCTAAAAATATTTATAAATTCTCTTTCTTATTAAGAATAAATTAAGCTAATGTGTGCAATAATTCTCTCAACAAAACAAAAGAGAGCTTGAAAAAAGAGCCTTAAGAGCCTAAAAGGTTATCAAAGGTTTCATCAAGAGCTTTTAAAAGAGTTTTGTAAATATGAGGTAAGTAAAAAGAGGCTAAGACGTCCTAACCGACCAAAGTTTAAACGTCCTAACCCTTTAGAAGTTGTGGCAGTTAAGCCACTTGTATGAGTACTTGAAAAAGTACAGATACGCCCTTGAGGAGGGGCAAACAAAATGTTATCGAATGAAACATTAAACTTGGCTTTAAATGTGTGGGGTGAGTTAGCCAGCGGTAGATTTGAGGGCTATAAAGCGCTCTTAACTGAGGAAAAAAATCAATACTTTAAAGATGGACTAGACGCCCACAAAGCCTTATTAATCGAAAATGCTAGAGGAAGCCTTGAGTTACAAAATATAAACTATGAATTAAAAACTGATAAACAAGGATTTTATGCGCCTTGTTATGTTATTTCAAACAATGGGGAGCTTTATAATATCAAACAAAAAGCAGGATACGAGCCAGTTATCTCAAAAATAAAGGACAGCTTAAAGGTGGCTTTTTGTGAAGCTGCTAATCTTGATAATAGGTTAGTGGAGCTTTTAACAAATATGAAGCCTATGCCAAAGCTTGAATTTATCGAGGTAAGCAAGGGATACGACCTTGAAGGGCTCCCACACTCTTGCCAAAGTGGTAAAGGCTATCGCTTTAGGGCTCTTGACGATATGGCAAAGCTAGCGCTTCTTAAAATAGGCTCAAGAATAGCCGCAAGGGCTATTGTGTGGGATAGTGATATTATCTATGATGAAACAGAGGGCAAGTATCTAAATGCCAGATACGCCGACCGCCTTTATTATGGCGATAGCAACGATAGGGACGAGTTTATAAAAGCCCTAGAGGCTGAGGGGATTAATCTGCTATGGGGCATAACTAATTCAAGGCTAAAGCCTGAAACTGGGGATTATAGCATAAGCATAGGGGACACGAGCGCCATAAGTTGGCTAGATACTTTTAGCCTAGAAAAAGAAGGACGCCTTTACTCATACGACTGGGTAAATGGTGGATACTCAGACGATACCCTTGACGAGCTAGTGCCTGATTATGGCTTTACTCGTGCCTTTCTTAGTGTAGATGAAGAAGGGGGCAGGGAGCTCACTGACACAGAAGGCTGCGTATATAGTGATTATATGGGTATGTATATAGATAGAGAAAGTGCAGTGTATAGTAATAGTCAAGGGGATTGGCTAACTGAGGATGATGCTGTATATTCAAACTTGCAAGATGATTATTTGCTTTCAGATTGTGCCTATTACTCAAGTATTGAGGATGACTATATAGACGAAAATACATACGAGCACAGCTCTCAAGTTGCTGACGTTGTGGGTCAAAGCGATGAGTGGGTTAGGACTGATAATAAAGACTATGTACCTTATAAAGGCGATGAATATCGCAGAATAGCCCTAGAGGATGCGGTGTATATAGAGAGTATGGACGAGTATGTAAAAGCTGACGAGGCTTACTATATAGATGAAATAGATGAAAACGTACGCAGTGACTGGGATAAAGATGAGCTAAAGGATTATTTAGCTGACCGCTTAGGCTCATATAGCGAGCAAGAGATTAGCGACCTTGTAGAAAAATATAGCTTTTACTAAGAGGGGGTGCATTATGATAGTAAGAAATAAAGAGGGGCTTATTAAAGCCCTTTGTGAGTATAAAGAATTTACTTATGGCGGACACATTGAGGCTAGTATTATTAAAAACGTTTATCGTATAGTGGATTATGATACTACTATATTAATAATGGGATTAGATGGCGTTGTAGAGTTTTTTAATAATAAGTTTTATAGCAACACAACAAGCAGGTTACAAAACATATTAAAAGAAGTGTTTAATATAAACACCCCTGAGCGTAAGACGTACCTTTTTGATACTAAGCCTAAAAAGGCTTTTTGCACAGATGCAGGGCTAGCTGGTAAAGTCTTTTTTAATAATGATGGTAAGCTGACCTTTTTTGTGAATATGATAAAAGGGGAGAATATAGAATTTATAAGTCCTAATTTTTTAACGCCTATAATATCACTAAAACTAGCTGATACGTGGTGTGATATAGAAACAAGACTATTACTAAAGCAGGAGGTATCACAATGATTATAAATGGATATTTCAAGCTAGCTAGGGACGGCTCAGTATTCAAAGGGGCTTTGGATATAAGCGACAAGGGTGAGGTTGTATCTATGTATGGTAAGCTTATGAAGCACAGACCAGATGCAAGCTTTAAGGAGCTAAGGACAGCCTGCACAGCAGGCGAAGTCTATGTTAGCTCAAAGGATATGCTGCTGCTAGACAATAAAGCAGTAGTAACAAAAGGGGTAAGAATATGAAAGACTTAATAAAATTACTTGGATACTCTAAAGAAAGCCTATGGCAATATTTAGAGGGATTATCTTATGCTGATTATGATAAAATCCTAGTGCCTAATGGTGGGATAATCTTTGTACCAAAAGGCAAGGAGCAATATGCTCTTGTATGCGTGCATATAGACACTATAAATGATGCTAGAGCAGCTAAAGCACCAACTGAAAGGGAGCTTTACATTAGAAGGAATTATATAGCCTTACTCCCTAACGCTGATTGTGCTTGCTTAGGGGGCGACGATAGGTGCGGAGTTTATATAGCCCTTAAGCTACTTGATAGAGGGATACCTTTTGCCTTTGGCTTCTTTACAGATGAAGAGATAGGGGGGTTAGGTAGCTCAAGATGTATCAATGCTATTGAAGCTCTTAATGTTACTTCATTTATAGGGCTAGATAGAAGAGGAAGTAACGAGCTAGCATTATATGGCTGGGATAACGAGGAGCTTGTATGCCTTTTTGAAGCAATGGGATATAATAGGGCTTGGGGTAGCTTTACTGACGCTAGTAACCTAGCAGGAGCTCTTGGGATTGCTTGCGTTAATCTTAGCATTGGCTATCAACACGAGCACACGCACAGCGAGTTTATAGACTTTACAGCAACTCTTAACACTCTTAAAACTCTTAGCACTAGGAGGATTATTGAGTATCTTAACAGCAAAGAGTTTTTAGCTGAGTGTGACAAGATGGGTGTCTATGATTATTACTATGGCGATGATTATTACAGAGATGAGTATGGCTGCGATGAATATGGCTATGACGATGTTAGAGGCGTAATGTATTACGATTATAAATAAAAAGATAGGAGATATAGAAATGAAGAAGCCTTTAGACGTTAGACTTTTAGAGTTTTATAATGATGGAGATAGACGCAATAGACTTTATCTTATTCACCGTTTATCCTTAGGCAGTAAGCTAGAATATAAGGATGAGCCAGCTGATGTGTGGAAAGAGTTTAAGTTTTCTAAAGATTTACTTACGCCTCCTTTTCTTAGAGTAGAGGGAGATTACAACGGGTTTAAATGTGGTAAGGGTTTTTTCAATGAAACTGAGAAACAAATGATAGAGCGTGTGCTTTTAGGCTTAGGCAATACACCTGATTTTAATCAAGATATGATAGACCTAAATGATAAATATGCAAGAGAGTATAAAGAAAGAGGGCAGGAGTTACTAGAGGAATTAACTAAGGAAAGGGCAAGCAAATGAAGCTAACACTACTAGGACAAGAGCTAACGCAAGATGAAAAACGCTTTCTTGGGATTACCATTCTAGGAGTGCCTAAGATAGCTCTTAGCTTGATAGCAGTCTTTGGGTTTGTTTGCTTTGTATGCGTGCAGCTAGACTGGCTAGACTACTGGTATGCTTGGTGTTTCTTTGGGATGTTTGCCTTATGGCTTATATGTGGCATAGCAGGAGCTCAACAAGATATAGAAAACTATCGTAATGGCTTAATAAAGCAACAAAAGATAGCGACAGAGCCTAAGCCATCTAGGCACTATACAAGACGCCTTAAAGGGGAAAGTGATGAGGAGTATCTTATAAGGATACTAGAGAAGCAGGCTCAATATGGCGGAGCTGATGCTATCTATAAACGCCTTAAATACTACTATGAGATGTATGAGCTAGATAGAAAAAAGAGAACGCCAAAGGGCTTAAGGTGCAGAAAGGAGCGTAAGGATGTATAAAAATAAAAATGGCACTTGGTGCAGTGATTTTATAATGGACGGCGTAAGGTTTCAAAGAAGATACCCCAACAGCACCAAAGCTGAAGCTCTAAGATTTGAGAAAGAGTGGAAAGAAAGAATACGCAAAGGTAACGATGAAGAGGAGCTATGGGAAACTGATGTAAGTTCAGCTAGGGGTGGTATGAAGCTCTCAGAAGCCTTAGACTTCTTACACGATAGATACTGGCAATACCTAGATGATACAACTCATTATAGAGTGTGCCTCAATAGGGTTATAAAAGCCATAGGAGACAAAGAGGTTTCAGAGCTTACAACAGCTGACCTGTACGAATTAAAAGATAAGATGCTAAACAAAGGAGTTAATGGCAAGATATATTCGCCACACTCTTTTAACTCATCTCTAGTAGCTCTTGGAACAGCCCTTAGGATACTTGAAGGTCTTGAAGTAGTTAAGTTTAAATCTAAACCAAACTTCAAAGGACTTCAAGCTAGGCAAGTGATACCCAAAAGACCTGCTTTAAGAGATGATGAGCTTCTAAAAACCAAAGAGTTTCTATACAACAGAGCTAAAAAATCTAAAGCACTATCAAGTGTAGAGATATACGAACTCTTTATAGTCCTATCTAATCTCGGACTAAGACCTGCTGAATACTTTGCTATTGAGCTAGGAGATATTAGTTTTGAGTATGATACTATCACTATCTCAAAGGCAATTAAGACACACAAAGGCACTGGCACTATCATAGGAGCTCCTAAGAACGGACATAGCAGAACCCTACCTTGTGGAGAGAATGTTATGGAGGTCTTTAGAGCCATAAAGCAACGCTTAGAGATTGCTAAGAGCGTAAGTAAAGCGGAGGCTAGGAGACTTTTTACAGAGACAAAAGACGACCAAGTGCTTAAAATGACGTACTACTGGGTATCTCAAGGGGCTTATGATAACTGCAAAGACCTACCACTTGATAAGTGCCCTATAACCCACCTAAATCACGATACAGCAAATCGTATGTGGTGGGCTGTGAGAAACCATCTTG